CGATAAACATATCCCGGGCGACGCCATGTCGCCTGGGTATATTTTGAGCGATCGGGTAGAGATACGAGATTACCTTCTCGTATTTCTCCACAATGGCCAGCTGCTCGTAACATGTAAATGCGTCCTTTATCGGATCCATCGGTGCTATCGCACCGATCAATCAAGGATCAGGTGGTCACAGACGCCGCGAGCCCCGATGACGCTGCTCGAGGTCGTGGGAGAGGCGTTCCAGGCCGAGCAACGGGACCCGCAGTTCGAACCGTAGTCCCAGTTGCCCCCAAAGAAGACGGCGTTTTCCATCTGGTAGGTCGAACCTCGGCCACCAGTATTCGCCGTCCAACCAGCTCCAGCGGCTCCGCCGCCAAACTCATCTCCCCAGATCCACATAACGCCAGATGCCTGGTTACAACCCCATTTCGACAGATAGGTCGCCGACCAGCTTGTTGTGCCGGGATCAGAGCCAATCGATGATGCTTCAGTCGTGCCATAAGCCAGTGCAGCAAACTCGCTATAAGTTGGCGAACGCTTGCCCCAGCTACGTAGCACCTCGTTGGCTTCCCACCAGTTCAAAGAGCCATAGGCATTGCTGCCGGTGCCACCGAATTTGGTCGGGATTTTTGGCGGAGAGCTGCCATCAGCAATTGTTACGCCGTATTTGGACGTGCCGTTTGTTAGGTGATCAACGCCGAGCAGATAGATATCTGACCAGAAACTTTCAGCAACAAGCGCCATGCCACGGGGATCCGGGCAAGCTGGACGGAATTTCAGATCCCAGAAACTATATTCATTGATCTGTGCTGTGCTGTTCCCGCCGCCCGGGCTGCCGGAGTGTCCGCCTGGTGCATAATGGAAACCGCCAATTTTGCGCCAGTTACCGGCGCCGGGTGCTGACGTATGGTTTGTTGTTGCCTGAATCGTCGCATCATCTTTGACCCAGATTGCGTAATCGGTGCCAGCCGTGAGTGTTGGCATGGTGATTGCCGTCGCCGAGCCGAAGCTGACAAGGGTGCTCCCCACATAGATATATGTGCCAGCCTTAATGCTAGCTGTGCCAGCACCTGTTTTGCTAAATGCAACCGTTGATGGATCTGCCTTAAAAAACAGCCCATAAGTTGATGAAATGGTTGGTAGCTGATCTGCAGGAACTTTGCCATCAGATCCTAGCGATGCTACGCCATTCGCAGCGGCTTTCTGAGTTGCTGGAATCATGCCTAGATAGGCATCAGCCAACGTGCCAACAGTAATCCATGCGCTATTTGCAGCATTGCGGATCTTGAGCAGACCAGCAGTTGTGTCTGCCCAAGGCATAAACGCATACTTTTCTGCAGGCTCAGCTGTTCCCGAGTTCTGGGTTGCCAGAGAATTCAGTGCAGCATTAACTGCAGCCAATACCTCGGCACCAGTGCCGTCATCAATGATGATTGAGTTTTGAGACATGATTGCTCCTATTTAATAGCCTTGTGATAGCCAGTTAATTTTTCGGGATACACCGGATCCCGCGTTACGAATCTGGACCGTAAACCCAGTTGCAGACTGGTTAGCGTCCGGGAGATACACCTCGTCGCCCTGCTGAGCATCGAGAATGGTGATTTGTACGTTTGGCGTTGCCTGGAATGCCGGGTTATAGGTCACAGTGAGTCCGCCAGACGGACAGTTGATACTGGTGCCGTTTTCAATTCGATCAGGCACGTCAACTGAAAAGATCATCTGATCAAGAATTGCCGTTACTGACGGATCAAGGCTGCTTAATACGGCGCGGAATTTGAATTTACGGCCAACGTAGCTGCCGGGTACAAAATCTCGCCATTCCCCATAAACACCAGAATCTGGCGCAACAGCCATCTGAATTTTGCAGTCGGCATAGCCTGCGTAATTTCCAGAAACAGATGCCACAGCAGAAACTACTGGAATACGCGAAAACAGCGCAAAAGGGTTATCAGCGCGTAACCGATAGCTGACTGATACGCTGCACGCCTGGGCGGCCACAATATCAATTTCGTGACCGGCCGGAATCTCATAGCCTCCAGCGCTAGCAACGCCGCCATAATAGAAAACACTGGTTTCTGCTGATAGCAGAGGTATCGCTGAAAATGTCCCGGCGCCAGCCAGAACAATGTCAGTGCCAACAAGACGTGCGCCGCCCGACAATGCGCCGCTCCAGCCAGTTGCCTCTTCATCAAATGCAGCAATTACGTTTGCAACTAATGTGCCACCATCAATAGATATGCCGGATGGGTCTGCTGAATAAACATTTCCAGCATGAGCAGCAACCCAGTACGTACCGTCGCCGTCAGTGACAAACTCAGTGGTTGGCACACGGCCTAGAACCTGCCCTTTTTCCCATGAAATACCTTTGCGAATTTCATAGTCAATCGTACGGGGATCAGTTACGGCACGCCATGAAAGCACTGTCCGGCCAGATCGATAAAAATCGGTTAACCCATCAACATTGGGTGGCAACGCAGTGATACCCAGCAAATAGGTGCTGTAAGTTGATTTCTGACCAACCAATGTGTAGTAAATCGGCAGGATTTCAATTTCGATCGTGCCGATCTTATTGGTATCAATTTGGTAATAGGTTGCAGGTGTTTGCGCACTCTCCCAAGCCATGCCGGCTATTCGATAACGAATATTTGCGCGTTCATAAGAGCCCCGCGCTAGCCACTGAATATTTACTTTTGTTCGAATACTTGCATGCGTGCTACGGTATAAAGTCTCGGTGACGGAAATGGCACTAACCTCTGGTTGGTTATTTAGCAGCGTCTGCTTTTTTGGGCTTTGCCAAGTGCCATCCCAGGCGGCGTAAAACTCCGGGTCTTCATCGGTCGCGGTAAGGCGAATACGTGATTCGCTGACCGGCTGAATCGACAGGATCTTGACCTTTTTGCCAGGCGTGGCCAGTGGCGAGAAAAACCACTTGTGATCCATCGGCTGACAATCGGCCTGCCAGTTAATGGTTTCCCCTAGGTCAATGCTTTCAGACTCGACAGCGGGTACAGCAGGCAGGGTGAATAACTGCGAATCTCCATCCGGGCGTACCAGCATCAGATACTCAATCGCCCCGCTTCTCGGTACATATCTGCCCAGGTTGACCGTCGTTCCATCGGCCGAATAAACCCGGCCGGAGTAACCCCACTGGGTTAGGTCATGGCTGAGTAAAACAACGTTACCCCGGCTAACCGTAAACCCCTCAAAGTCAGTTTCCCATGTAATTCGACGGGTTCTATATTCCTGTTGTGCCGCGATATAGTTGGCAAACTTTCCGGCCATGGCCTCGTACCGACAGCCAAATAGTTGGATCGAGCTACTGCGTTTTGGCGCGATAACGCCAGGCACATTAACCCGCACCTCATCTTGCTCCCAATCTTTACCGGGGTTTTTGTACTGAACAATAATCTCTTCGGCCAATTGCTCGGTGATGTAGCTCACCTCAAACGAACCCTTGATAATATTGGCCATGCCAAAATAACCAGATATTGGCGCGTTGCGTTCATCAAAAACTACGCCAAGGCCGCCAGATTCGCGGGATGGCGAGGCAAATCCGCATCGGGCAATCGCCTGTAATATCTCCTCGGCAGACTGATTACCGTCAATCACGGCGTTGAAGGTTAGCCCTTCATTGGCGCAGAAGTTAGCCCATGCCGTTAGGCCGGCAAGATCAATCTCGTCATCTGTATGGAAACACCCATAAAGCTTGCTGCCGTCAGCTGCGCGGCGTCCATGCGCGAAATCCATGTACCAATGCGCGGGGTTCTGGGTCTTACCCCAGGTCCATGCGCTACCATTCCAGTAATAAGCATAGGCTGCGGCTAAACAAGACATCTGCTGAATCGCGCCATTTAGCTGTTCAGATGCTCGAATCGATATACCAATACGTTTTTGACCAATATAGCTTGCAGTATCAGCTTGGTAGCTGCGCAGCACTGACCAATTGGTTTTGTTTTGCAGTCGAGCGTTATCGCTATCGCCTGTGTCACGAATAATCCTTACATCAAACTGACCGGGTGATGCTGGATTAATAAACAGCGTGGCGCGCCGTGGTGATTGCGAATTCCCAGAGATAATGACCGTTCCGCCATTTGATGCAAATCGCGTGCGAGTTTCGTAGTGGCTTGTATCTACCCAAACGTATGATGATTCATAATCGTAATTAGTATTGACCCATTCTTCGTGGCCGGTAGTTACCCATTCCTGGTAATTTTCATAGTGCCCATCAACAAATCCAACGCCGGATACCTCAATATCCGCCGGGTCAATCCATGTTGAGCTGCCTATCGATTTATACTGAATACGGATCTGAACACTGGTGCCGTCAAGACCGCCTCGGTCGTTGGCGTAGTACAGCGAACCCTCAATATCAATACCGATTCGGTAAGTGTTTTTTGAAGTTGTCCGGGTAATCCATCCGCTGGAATTTTCAAGCGCTGCTCCAGCTACTACATCAACATTCCCAGGAAACGAATTGATCTTTCCTTGGCTATCCGTATAGTGCCAGGTGTAGTCGCTATAGTTGGTAATCGGATTGGTGCCAATGCGCCAATCACTGATGTCGCAGGTCGATAGCCCTAAATGAAAAATTTGGTAGAGATACTGGTCCTCACCGTGATATTCGGTAAATGGGCGCGAGCCAAAATCTGGAAAAAACCGGTGCTCACCCATCACAATAGGCATCGACTCATAGGGTCGAATACGGTTGCTGCCACCCGATAAGCTATAGGTCGGAGATGGCTGGCTGTATTGTCCGTTGTTTGATGTATCACCGCCTGACGTAGATGCTGATGGTGCAAATATTGCGTTAACAAGCATCGTCCCGGCAACGGCAAACCCAGCAGCAATACCAGCTGCCATACCAGCACTAATACCGTAAGCAGCTTGTAATGAAAGGCCGCCAGTTGGCGCGGCCAACATGGCAGCCACGACAACGATTGCGATAATTGCAACAATCTGCAGCGGATTTGAGCCGCCACCGCCACCGCCGTTACCCTGAACCTCAGCTTTAACATTAATAATCTGGCCAGGCTTTGGGCAAACCGTATCCCACTCCTCAACTGTTAGCAGCTTATCGTCCACAATAATGGCAATTGGCTGACCAGCATCAATAGATGTTTTGAGTAATAGCTCGCGTAC